TGATGCTAAAGTACAACTCATACTATTACCTTCAATTGAAAGTATACAAACATCATTTAAGTTAGAGACAGGACCTAAAAAGTTAGATACAAAATCTTTTTTATTTTTTATTTTTAAATAACTCATAAACTAAATCTAGTATATTAGTTTTCCTCTTTTTTACTAATTGTTTTTTTGGTAGGAGATTTTTTTTTTGATACTATTTCCTGAGCTTGCTGATATGTTTGAATAAAATCAGAATGTACTAACGTTAGTTCATCAACCTTTCTATGGAGCTTATCTAAACGAGTTAATATTTTTTCAATCAACGAAAAAAGTTCATCTTTTTCATTTACATCAAAATTAAAAGCTAATTGATTATCTTCAACTACTGATGATATAACTGGTACAACAGGTTGCTGAGCTTGTACTTGAGGTTGTTGTACCTCTGGTAAAGGAGGGGAAGGCGCAGACTGCTGAGGTTGAGTATAGACTTGTTCAATTTGTTTCTTTATCTCTTCACTTTTTCCCCTCTGTAAAGTATTGGTAGGTCCAATAATATTACTATCCATTTTTTTAGCTTCACCGTACATATTACCCATAAAGTTAAGTAAAACAGCTCTTTCTTCTTCCGGTGAAAGTTGTCTTGATATTTGTGGTTGCTCACCACTCGACATATCTGGCATCGGTATCATTTCTGGTTGTCCGTCAGCCATTTTATTAAACATCAAGACCTTCGAGTAGTTCTTTTAAAACTTCATCTTCATCGTCATTAGTTTTAGTTTCAACTACTGGTCGTTCATTAGGTACATTTTCAATAGGAATATCTACTACTGAGCTTTCAGAAACTGATGAATCATTAACATAATAATGTTCATCAAGCATAGTTTTCAATTCATCAGCACTCTTAACACTAAACACACTCGATAGGTCAAATGCACTATCATAAATTGATTTATAGTCATCATCATCTAAACCATCAATAGCACTAGGCATTGCAAATTTAGAGGATACGTAAGTTGGGTAATCACCTTGTTTTTCAACCTTAACTCTTAAGTTAACACCGTTAGGGCTGAGATCGAAAATACGAGGACCTAATTCAGCTGCATCTTCACCTTCAATCGCATCTGTAATAATATTATGAATCTGCTTACCATAACGAAGCATTTTTACCTTGCCATTATTTTCTGGATTTACAGGATCGTTTACAACATAAACGTTTACTAACCACTTTTCAGAACGAACAATCGCCTTAGCTTTTTCCTTTTCTTCTTCCGAACCGGTACGAAGAATTTTATAACGCTCTTCAGCAATAGGATCTCTCTCGCCAAAGGTTTGAAGAGAAATTGCACTAGTATATTGACCAGTTGCAAAGCTATTCCAACCATGCTGATAATAATGAAAGAATGTCTTCGAAGGGTCTTTTGCATAGGGTAGCAACCTTACTGTAAAAGTATTACCAGGAGGAGTCTTTAGGATATCACCTATTACACTCTTATTATTATCGTTATCTGCTGCTAATGCAGATTTAATACTATCGAACATTGAACTTGTTATATTACTCATATTTTTATTATAGATTATGTTTTTTGTTTTTCAACGAATATTTTGAAATTGTTAATTATTTTTTTAGCTTTCGAGCTTGAATAGTATTTTGTTCTTATATAGTTAAGTCTTGAAAAGTTTGAACTATACATATTTTTAATTTCAGGATCAATAGAAGAGAGTATTTTTTCAAAATTATTAAAAGCAAATAGAATAAAAATTATTATATCTCTATTCTTAATATGCTTCAAAAAAACATTATATTCTCCCTCAGTAACAGTTAGGTAATTTTTAATATCTATATTATTACTGACGCAATAATTGTAGATGAATTTAACTGACTCTTGCATTTTTGAAATAGTTTTTTCATCATCAGGATTATTAAGTAAAAATTTATCATTATATAACGTATAAGCTTTTATAGCTTTTTGACTCAAATAAAATTTTAAATCAAAATAATTTTCATCATATACAAAATAAGGTGCTTCAAAAAAATCTTTTATTTTTAGATGTTGAAATTTATTAAAAAAATAATTCAACTTATTAACTATAACATAATTTTCATCCGGAAAATTATCAAAATTCTTTCTATACTTAACCGGTTTATTATTTACCTTTTTACTTACTTCTAAAAAATTATTGTAAATTATTTTTTCTTTTTCAGTCATCGAATCCATTAAATTTATTCAAAAATTTTGTTACGTATTTACTTTTTGTTATCGACGGTTCAGTTTCAATATATTTTTTGATAGCTGTAAATTCATTTTCTTCTTCTATAATACTAATGAAAATATCGCGTAAGGCCTTATCTTCAAGAATTTTTAAAAAAACTGTTGCAAAATTCATTTTTTTATCATGTAATAATGACACGAAAGTGCAGAAAGAATAAAATGATTTCTCAAATTCTATGGTTTGTATATCTTCGTATGGAATATTATTTTTCATTTACCGGTTTAAGAAATTTAGTTATATTGATTATAGATTCATTTAAAGTTCCACCAGCAGCATCTTCATGACCACCACCATTCATTATTTTCGATGCAAACTTACCCATATTTAAATTGCAACTTTCACTACGTCTTAAATAAACGCTTTTACCTTTAATGTTTATCATAATAACAAAATCTACTCCGTATTTTTCTATAATACTTTCTGCTATTTCGTTAGGACTGAACGTAACCATAACCCCAGCAATATTATAATTATTACCTCCTAAATTTACTTCACCTATATGAATAGTTTCTTCTTCGAAAAATCTATCAATTTTATTTTTTATAATTTTTAATGCATTTTTGTGAAACTGATTAAAACCAAAAAAACCATCTTTAAAATCATTTTCAAATTTACTAACTCTATCACCTGTATAAGACCAAAATACTTGATTTAATGGTTTACTAAACGGTAAATTTAATGTATAACTATCATAATCGTCTATTAATTTCACCAATAATTTTTGATTTTTATTGAATTTATTTTCTAAATTAAATGTATCATATATTAATTTAGTACAAGAAGTATAATCTTTAATTATTGTTTTTACATTTTTATAGTTATCAATTAAATCCATATGCTCTGCATGATGATCGATTACCATTACATTTTTATAATCACATAATTTAATTTCATCTTCTTTAAGATTTAAATCAGATATAATTACCAAATCATATTCATTAAAATTAAAAACAGCAATATCTTCTAAAAACTTTTTTTCAGTTGTTACTTCATAGGATATCGATGCATTTTTATATGCATATTTTAAACATAGATATGAACCAGCTCCGTCAAGATCCGCATCTGTAATTATATGGATTTTTGGCATCTATTTTATTTAGTTCCTCTTTTTAATTACTCAACATATTTAGTGTATTAGTCAAATCAGACATTTCACTACCTTCATCATCAACGTTTAATGATTCGTCTTCAGAAATAGTTAAAGTATCATAATTAATCCTCAACGCAGTGTAACCAAAATTAGAACCATATCTATTTTTCATCATACCCATTTTAACTACACCTAATTCTTTATCTTCGTCATCTTGAAAAATACTAAAAATACAGTCAGCTGTAGCAGCCATTCCGATCGATTCAGAAATTGTATCCAATCCTGGATTTTCTTCATCGTAACCTGAACGATTCAACTGGGTAGCGGATATGAACGGGCATTCAAAAACGTAACTTAAAGCACGAATACCTTCTGCAACATGCTTAACTCTTTCGTAAGAATTATCACCAAGAGGACTTTTTAGCAGATTAAGATAATCAAGCACAACTGCATCGACCTTTACACCTCTATTTTTTAGTTCAGTTATATAACCTTGAACGTTTTGCGGTGTTATGGTACTTGGAGGGAACTCTTTAATTAAAATTTTACTATTAGGTTTACCTTGATTATAACTTTTAATTTGATCCGATAAAGATTTACTCGCACTTTTTAATTCTCTCATCGGTATACGAGTTATATTGGATGATAATCTTCTCGCATAAATCATTTCTGACATTTCAAGACTAATAACAAGGACCGTTTTACCCTGTGAAGCTATATTACACGCAATATTACCTAAAAATATCGACTTACCGACATTTGATTCACCAGCGAATACATATAATGCTCTTCCGTTTTCTAGAAAACCTCCATCAATTTTATCATCTAACCATTTCCACCCTGAAGATATAGTAGGTTGATCAACATTTAAATCGTCGATAACTTTACTAATATCTTCAATTAAGTCTAAACCTAAGTCACTTTTAAGATTAACATTGCAACTTTTTTCGAAACTATCTAAAATAAAACTAGTATCAACTTTACCTTTACTTACGTCTTCAGCAACTGAAAGCATAGTATTATAAATTGACCTTTCTTTTAAGAATCTTTCCGTATTAAAAGTCAGTTCATCGTCGTTAAAATTTTTATCTATATTAGGAAAGTTCTTTACTACAGATTTAAAACTTTCTTTCAATTCGTCATTTATAAGATAAGATTTTAATTCAGTTATTGTAGGTACAGTTTGTCTTTTAACATAGAAGTTTTTTATAAGACCAAATATAGTCTTAATATTTTTATCATTAAAATACTCAGGTTTAATATGATCAATAATTTGAGTTAAGTAACTTTCGTTAGTTAATCCCTTATAGATAATAACCTGCTCATAGTAATCTAAATTTAATCTGCCTATTTCTTCCATTTATTAATAAAATATTGTTGACCTTCATAAAATTCTTTATCCGGGTTCGTTAATCCAGGGCTTGAATGAATAATAGGAATATCAACAACACCTATTTTAACATTGTTCCTATTGCATTCAAGACTAAAGTCTAAGTCATAATAATGAAATTTAGATGGATACGATTCGTCAAACTTAACGTTATTGGGGAGCTCCCCTATATTAATACCAATAAAAACACCGTCAATTAGTAATGCTCTCTTATTAACAGGTCCAAAAGATGTATAAGTGTAATTATCTTTTGTACCATGACCGACGCAGCCTAACTGGCTTTGCCTTTCTGACATAAGATGCCATAAAGCTGGTGTACTAATTTTACAGGTCGTTGCCCCAGCCAAGCCAAACACTTGAAACTTTTTCGCGGAATCGCTAACAAGATTATATAAATCGCGTGTATTAATGTATACATCATCATGTATAAACAAAGCAATATTAATACTGTTACGTCTAGCATCTTCCAGAAAA